TAACAATACTGCGGTTGGATACAATGCGTTGACTCAAAATGTAGGTGGTCACGATAATGTCGCTGTCGGGGTACAAGCGTTAAACAATAACATAGGTGGTTATGAAAATGTTGGACTTGGATTAAATGCGTTACAAGGAAATACAGAAGGTTACTATAATATCGCAGTTGGGTCATATGCGTTAGAAAATAATACAGCAGGTGTCAATAATGTCGCGGTTGGGCGATTTGCGTTAAACAAAAATATAGAATCCGGCAATGTCGCTGTTGGAGTAAGTGCGTTACAAGCAAATGTAGGTGGTTACAGTAATGTAGCAGTTGGAACAAGTGCGTTATGTATGAATGATTCAGGGCATGAGAACACAGCGCTAGGAATACAATCGTTGTATTCGAATAAAGGTGGCATTGCTAATGTCGCAGTTGGTTCGAATTCGTTATTTAACAATATAAATGGTAACTTCAATGCTGCACTAGGAACAAATGCGTTAGTCGCCAATACATCAGGAGGCAATAATGTCGCCGTTGGATATTCTACGTTATACAATAATCTAACCGGAGGCGATAATGTCGCGGTTGGAACAAATGCGTTACAAGGAAATACAGGTGGTTACGATAATGTCGCGATCGGAACCAGCGCATTAACTATGAATCAAACCGGAATACAAAATACCGCAGTCGGAACAGGTGCGTTACAAAAGAATACAAATAATAACAATACTGCGGTTGGATACAATGCGTTGACTCAAAATGTAGGTGGTCACGATAATGTCGCTGTCGGGGTACAAGCGTTAAACAATAACATAGGTGGTTATGAAAATGTTGGACTTGGATTAAATGCGTTACTAAAGAATACAGAAGGTTACTATAATATCGCAGTTGGGTCATATGCATTAGAAATAAATACAGAAGGTAACAATAATGTCGCGGTTGGGCGATTTGCGTTAAACAAAAATACACAATCCGGCAATGTAGCAGTTGGAGTAAGCGCGTTACAAGAAAATGTAGGTGGTTACAGTAATGTAGCAGTTGGAACAAATGCGTTATGTATGAATGATTCAGGGCATGAGAACACAGCGCTAGGAATACAATCGTTGTATTCGAATAAAGGTGGCATTGCTAATGTCGCAGTTGGTTCGAATTCGTTATATAGCAATACAAGTGGTAACTTCAATGCTGCACTAGGAACAAATGCGTTAGTCGCCAATACATCAGGGTATAATAATGTCGCCGTTGGATATTCTACGTTATACAATAATCTAACCGGAGGCGATAATGTCGCGGTTGGAACAAATGCGTTACAAGGAAATACAGGTGGTTACGATAATGTCGCGGTCGGAAACAGTGCATTAACTATGAATCAAACCGGAATACAAAATACCGCGGTCGGAAAAGGTGCGTTGACCGGCATCACAACAGGTTCCGATAATAATACCGCGCTAGGATTAAGCGCTGGTTCCGATTTATTAACCGGTTCTAATAATATTTGTATTGGATCTGGTGCGCAACTGTCTTCTACAACCGCTAGTAATGAAACTGTTATTGGCAATATAGACACTGTAACTACTAAGATTTATGGGCAATTGACTAATACTGTTGGATATGTAACAAGTGCGGAGGCATCTCCCGATACAATCGCTAATGCATATGAAATACCTATGACCAATAGTATATATGTTCTCCAATATACTTCTATAAATAAGCCTTGTTATTTTTATTTGCCAGACCCTATCGCTAAATATGAAGGAGTTAATTTAACCTTTAAACCCAATTTTTGGGGAAGGGACCAGGGCTTTTATATCACGACAACTAGTGGCAAAGCCGCTGATTTAAGATATATGTACCAGGCCAATGATAAAGCTTTATATAGATATGTCAATGTTGGATGGGGATGTCAAATCACTTGTTTACAAATGTATAATTATGAGGCCACCACTATTCGCGAGTATAGATGGGTTCAAACAATAGCGCAATTCTAATTCAAATGCTTACAGCTATAAGGCACCGAATAGGTCTCCGAAGCCCATCGACTGAACCCAGTTCCATGCGGATAAACTGAAAATGCGATAACATTGCTCGCACGAGAAAACAAATTAAAATCAATCATCGTATTTTGTAATTTGTTAGTTTCAAGTTGTATACCCTCACCGGTATGAGTAATTTCATTTAAATGTATTTTAAGGAAAGGATATTTTAAGGAAAGGTAATTTTTCAATTTAGTGTTGTCTGAAATTAGTAAATATTTTGTATTTAAATTTAGTTTATCTAGTGTATTTTGTATCATTTCTAAATGAGATTTTTTAAATTTTTCTTTATGTTGAATTAAAAAATCGTCTCCGTATCTAATGTGAATAATGGTAAAGTTTTTACTAACAAGTTCTAAGTCTGATACCATCTTATCGACTAATGATTTTATTCGCATGCTAGGTGCTAAAATGCGTTTCATGTATTCTTTGTGTTTTTGGGGAATTATTGAAGCCGGATAAGCAATGGTGTATATATATAGTTTTTTATTGAATACGCTCTGTTTACTCAAATACTTAATAAGGTCATCGTTAATCGAAGGACTGCTTATATTTGTTATGATGTTTTCATGTGAAATGTGTGGATTGAAATTTGTTAGTTCAAACTTGTTAATATTGTTATAAACCAGAGGTTGTTTATTTTTATACATTTCGAAAAATTGAGACACTGGGTGATTTAAAATGTTTATATTACAAGGAATATTATGGTTATCACAAAACTCTAATAAAAAGTAGGACCCGCGAATGAAATCGCCCAACCCAGTAGCATTAATATTGTTGTTGTATCTTTCTTGGTATACATTTTCGATTATTGGTTTTGTTAGTTGTAGTAATGTTAAGGGGATTTCTATCTCTTGGTTTCTTAATTTCTCTTCTTTTCCTAATTCGGGTTCAGGCTGTTCTTTTCTGTGTATATTCTCATTCAATTCATTTATTACAGCATTACCTGTCATGCTGGTAGCATTTATTTCCCCAAATTTCATACTAGTTTCGAGCGCGCGTTGTATCATATAATTTTCTTTATGATTGTTAACTACATTTAATAATGTATCATCTCCTGTAGCATCTATTTCCCCTAATTTCATAGTTATTTCAGAATTTTTAACTTTGATATAATTTTCTTTATGGTCGCTTACTACATTTAATAATGTATTGTCTCCTGTAGCATCTATTTCCCCTAATTTCATTGTTATTTCAGCATTTTTAACCTTTATATTAGTTTCTTTATGGTCGCGTACTACATTTAATAATGTATTGTCTCCTGTAGCATCTATTTCCCCTAATTTCATTGTTATTTCAGCATTTTTAACTTTCATATAATTTTCTTTATGATTGCTTACTACATTTAATAATGTATTGTCTCCTGTAGCATCTAGTTCCCCTAATTTCATAGTTATTTCAGAATTTGTTACTTTCATATAATTTTCTTTATGATTGCTTACAACATTTATTATCGAATCCTCATTTAATAGATTTACTGATTTTAAATGCATATTTACTAATGTATCATCTCCTGTATCTATTTCTCCTAATTTCATAGTTATTTCAGAATTTGTTACTTTCATATAATTTTCTTTATGGTCGCTTACTACATTTACTAATGTATCATCTCCTGTAGTATCTATTTCCCCTAATTTCATAGTTATTTCAGAATTTGTTACTTTCATATAATTTTCTTTATGGTCGCTTACTACATTTACCAAGGTATCGTCTCCTGTAGCATTTATTTCCCCTAATTTCATGCTCGTTTCGAGCACGCGTTCTTTCATATAATTTTCTTTATGGTCGCTTATTACATTTACTAAGGTGTCATCTCCTGTAGCATTTATTTCCCTTAATTTCATGCTAGTTTCGAACACGCTTTCTTTTATATAAAATTCTTTAAGTTCGCTTACTACCTTTATCATCGAATCCTCATTTAATAGATTTACTGATTTTAAATGCATATTTATTTTGGGAATTTCTTCAATAACAAATGGTTCAATTAATGATGTTATTGGGCTAAGCATGTCATCTAGATTTATGTTAGTTGGTTGTTCCGGGACAGCTAAACTGGTCATATTTTTATCTATTCTATTTGCGATTGGTGTTGTATGATGATTTTTAATTGGCACGCGAATAGTACTGTAATATTGGCCCATTTTGTTAGTTCCATTAGTTACTGGCTTCTTTTGTTTTAAGGGGGATTTTGTAAAGTGCATGGAATACTATAATGTTATATAATAGAATTTTTATAATCATTTTATTATAAAGAGTTAAAGTCAATTACTTATTATATTCTATTCTGTTATTTTGCCAAATGTTAGATTTAAACAACAACCAATATGACATGACTGTATTAAAAGAGAATATTTATGCGCACAATTTATGGGATATTTTGAAGACACAGGTTTTGACAAGGGAGTTTTGTGTTAAATATATTTTAAATAAAAATTATCAAATGTCGAAAGAGGAGGAGAAGATTACATTCCAAGATGTTTTGCGATTACAACCGCATCTCGAAAAAAGAGAATTATTGATTGGCATTGTGAATTATTCACCTGATGATGATAGCTATGAGGATTTTGAGAGTGTCTCGAATAGAGCAAAATAAGTATTTTAATAAAGTATTTTAATAAAGTATTTTAATAATATGTTTAAAATGAATTAAATATATTATTTTATATTGTTTTTATAATGTTTTATAATGTTTTTATAATGTTTTATAATGTTGTTTAATAATCGTCTAAGCAGAAGTGGTAACATCAGCAGCAACCGCCTTCTCTGCTTTATAAAAATGGGGGCTCATGTATTTTTGGAGATTGAAGTAAGTGAGTTCATCAGTCGTCTTCAGCTTCAAAAGAGTCTGTAACTTCTGGTCAGGATTGATCTTGCGTCCATTTCCAACATCCTGGAGATTGTGGGAGCGGATATACTTGTTAATCTCGCGCGTCACATCCGTGCGAGCCATCTCCGTTCCGGTGGGCTTCTCGAGAAACTTGGCAAGTTCATCGGAGATTTTGGTAGGCTTCACAAATCCGCTTGGAGCACGATTTCCGGCACGCTTCTTCTTCTTTGAATTCGTCTTTAAAGCAGCCTTAAGGAGACGAGCATACTTCTTCTCAAGTGTTCTAAACTCGGACTTGAGGGAAGCAGCCATGGTGCTGAACTGGTTAAGCTTTGTCATAAATTCCACAGATTGGGCGGCAATAGAGGCCTCGACATCCTCTTCCACGGCGGCAGCAACAACAGCGGCAGCAACAACAGCGGTAGTAGCAGGCTCAGAAGCAGCGGATACAGAAGAAGGAGCGGATACGGAAGCAGCGGACACAGAAGCAGAAACAGGAACAGGAACAGGAACAGGAACAGGAACAGAGGACACAGAAGAATCAGAAGATACAGAAGCGGAAGCCTTGGGCTTCTTTGCTTTTACAGCGACCACAGGAGTAGAAACGGAAACATCGGACACAGGAACAGGAACAGGAACAGCGGCGGAAACAGAGTCGGTGGTAGTCTTAGATTTACTAATTCTTGGCATTCTATTATACTATACTATAGGTAAATCTTTTTAAGCTGTTTAACGCATTAATATATATTATTTGTGATTGTATTAGAGTTGCTAAATAATATATATTTAATTTAATTTAATTTAATTTTAAAATTAATTAATAATCGGTCTTTCATTACATGTAGCACACCGCTTGATATAACCAAGGCAACGATGTAGCGGCATCGGGGCTCACTAAAGTCAAGGCGCCAAGAACATAAAATGCGCCTAAACATTGAGAATCCCGATCAATTCCTAAATTAACAAACCTTTCTAAAATTTCCAGCGTGAATTTGCGAACTTCATCTATGTTTTCAATCATCTGTAATTGATTAATGTGAATTAATCTAGAAAACGGATTCCCTAAAGGCGGGCAAATTGCTCGTTTGGTTTCTATTGTTAGCGGTGCTCTATATGACCATATATCGAGCAATTCTCGAATCAATTTAATCAATGAGGGTTTATTCAAATTTAAAAACCATTGCGCATTGGAATAATTGCCTAAAGCGTCTATGTTTTGAAATAGCGATAATGCTCTCAATTCGATTGATTTTTTTAGCGGAATCTCCTCGTGAATGTCTTTTATTTCCGTACAAATGGGAATCTTTAATATTCGACTTAGTCTCAATAATGAGCGAAAATTTACAATATTTTCTGACGATATAGGCAGTCTATTATAAGGATTTTTAATTTGACCATCGCATTTATATATCAAATTGTAAAAGGATAACAAATCAAATCCATAAATGAAACCATCTGCGTCCTCGAGGCTATAAAATTGGCTGTTTGTTAGCTCTGTTAATGGATCCATTGTGAAAAAATCGGTTGCGTTTGTACATAGGGCTTTGTTTTTGAAACCAGGACCATGTAATTTGTTATATTTTCTTAATAAATTGCCTCGGATTCTTTTCTGAATTCTAACAATAAAGTGTGATAAATGTAAAAAGGAGAAAATGCGTGTTACCAACTGTGATTTATTGCCGCTAATTTTCAATTTGTAATGCGAAACAATCGTTTTTAATTGTTGGACATTGTAATTGAATTGTAAAAGCATATTGGATTCATTGAATTTCGGAATTGTCATTGTTTCGCTGTCCACCTTTTCTAATTTTGTCCAAGATTTTAACTTCACATTAGTGTAAATATTGTCATACATATCATGTAAATCTGATGCGTTGATTGTTATTGTCGCGTTGCTTATTGACATTGGTAGTATATATTATATTATATATTTGTTTTTGAGTTATTTTACAATATATTATATTATGTTTAAAGTTTTTCAAATGCTTACTAGATTGCTCATAAATACATGTATTTCTTAACCCGTATTCCAAATTGAATTAATCATTTAAAAAAAAATTGATTTAAAGATATAGCATATTATTATAGTATACACAAATACAATGACTGACTTTATCATCGACGGAACTAATATTAATACTGAGGTATTCTCTTATTCGGCACCAAAGGCTCATGCTTCTGGTGGAAAGGTAGTAAATTTATATAACAAATTAAGCAAGGAATCGTTGACATTATCGACCCCTTTAATTCTCACTTGGGGCGCGCAAGAAGGCATGGACCAGCAGAAGAATCCTACTGGGAAATTTACCATGTCGCTTCAATTCCCAAACAGCGATTTCCCCAATGCGGACTGTCAAGCCTTTCTTGATGGAATGCGTCGTTTAGAAGCGCAAGTGCGGTCGGATGCGATGAAGAATTCTAAGGAATGGTTTGGCAAGGTTATTAGCAGCGCGGATGTGATGGAAGAGAAGTTCAATGTGATGCTCAGGCATCCTAAATTCAAGGGCACTCAGGAGCCAGATTTAAGCAAGGCGCCAACTCTTACGGTTAAGATTCCTTGTTGGAGCGGTGTTTGGAAGCCCGAGATTTATGATGAGGATGGCAATGGTCTATATATTAATGGCAAGGTCAATAGCCACTTATCTCCTCTCGAGTTCTTGAAGCCGAAGACTCATGTTATTTGTTTGCTTCAATGCGGTGGTCTTTGGTTTGTCAATGGAAAGGTTTCAATCACTTGGAACTTGAAGCAAGGCATTGTTCAGAAGCCAAAGCCTTCTATGGAGGGACAGTGTTTCCTTAAGCCCAAGGCGGCCGACAAGGCGCTTCTCAAGACATTGCCTCCGGTTGAAGTGATTGAGGAACCGGATGATGGACAGGTGTCGACTCTGGTGCTCGATAGCGATGATGAGGGGGATATGGTTCACTGTCAAGCTGTTGCTCCTGCTTCTGTGTTTGTGGCTCCTGTTGCTCCTGCTTCTGTGTTTGTTGCTCCTGCTTCTGTGTTTGTTGCGCCTGTTGTTCCTGTTGCTCCTGTTGCCGCTTCAGAAGCAGTAGAGGAAGTAGAGGAAATCAAACCTGCTGAAAAGAAGAAGCTCATTCGCAAGAAGACTACTGCTTAAATTGGCTCTATACAAAATATTATAAAATTATCAATTAAACTCATTATAAAAATATATAAAACGCCTAAATAATTCACTCTTTTTTAATTCCATTTTTATTGTAATTATGGAATTAAAATACTTATATTATATGGATTTTTACAATTATATCCGACTTACAGCTAATATTATATATATCATTTTCTGATACCTGCGATATCCCTTGTTTTGAAAGTCTGTATAGTTGCTCCTGTTTTATGTGTAATTCATTTAAGGGTATTCTAAAATCTTTGTTACCTATTGATAAACTAACAAAAGCAGTCTCTGTCGAGCCTTGTGCAAAAGCAGTCTCTGGATCTGATGAGCCTGATAACGATGTTTCTATCTTTAATAAATCCAACAATTTACTCCCTTCTACTTCCATTTGAACATGAATATTATTATCTTCATCTATTACTATATTTGCCGGCAAATCCGGATTACATAAAACAATAATTTCGCCTTGACTTTCGCCATTATCTGACCGCTTTGTATCGAAATACAATTCATTGTGCCACAATGGCACTAAATATAGCTCTTCATCAATGTATAATTTAAATATATTGCTCTCCAATAAATCCACTATGGAAGGATTCAATATAAATACTCTATCATTATTATACTTCTTCTTTATCAATGAACTAACAAAATCTAGAATATCATTGCCTATATGTAGGACATGTTTATATTTGACTATAAAACTATATACCTCTAACGCGCTCTCCTTATCCAATTCATCGAATATCCTTTCTAACGCAACTTGCTTCAGACCATATGTTACTATTTCCTTTATAACACTCTTAATCGCGTCTTTATATTGACCATCTATTATGCTACCAATAAAAAGAGATAAAAAATAAATATATCTAGTGTTAGTATTATTTGATTCATTTTGGTCATTTGAACTAACAAATCCCGGTTCTGGTGTAATGTCCAGTTCTTTAAGTTCATTTGACAAATACTTATATGCTTCATTTATTTGTTGGAATTTGTTAGTTGCTTCCAAACTATTTCCATTTTTATCTGGATGGTTTATTAATGCTAATTTGTGAAAGCGTTTTTTGATATAGTCTTGTGTTAAATTGTCCATTCTGATTGTATTTAAATCAATCTCTAAAATCGATGCTGCTTTATTTAAATCCATGTATAACACTTGTTAAATAAAATAAATAACTCTCTAAATGATAAATTGGTCTATAGTTATTATTGTAATATTTCAAAAACACATAAGTTTTTAATAAAATAGGAGACATATTTGTATTTGTATTTGTATTTGTATTTGTATTTGTATTTGTATGTATGTATTTTTGATTTATTAACGAGCTCAAAATATACCAAACGCAATCTGTTATATCCAAATTATAAATAAATATATCATATAAATAATCCCGGAACTTCAGAAACTTCAATGTATCAATATTCACCATTTCCTTGACGATTTTATTACAAATGATTTTATAAGGACACATCAGTTCCGTTATATTCACATGTAAATTTTTTATGTTAGTTATATTCTCGACTTTAAGGTCATTTGGCAATTTTTGTTTACTACATTTTGTATATGCGATTTTCGAGGGTCTTAAAACACTAATTACTTCACAGCAATTCAATATGTTGTCCGGAATAAAACTCAGTTCTTCCGTAACCAAAATGAACTTTATCTTTATATTCGAAGCATTGTTATCCTGCATATAGCTATAAAAGTTTTCCAATAATTCGCTGTGAATATTATGAAATTCTTTACAAACTATTATTCCAGACTTTTCCGTTTTCGCAGAAATAACATCCACTATTTGCATGTATATATCGTGCCACAGTAACTTTGAATTACATCCTAACAACGACATGTCGATTTCGTAATGTATGTCGCTTATCTTGAAAAAATATACATCCTTATTAAATACAATGCTCAGTTTCTTCTCATACTTTAATTCCGAATGACTGTATTTTTTGATAGCATATAACATTTGACTGTATTTACCAACCCCACTAGGGCCATAAAATATTATATTGCCTAGCTTATCGATCGAACTAGGGAAATGTGTGTATATTTTCTCTAATCTTGGATGTAAATTCATTTTAGTTACCGCGTTAATATATTCTTCAAAATGTGTCTCTTGAAATTTCATCTTGTGTAATTGTTATTATTGTCGAATATTCTTTATTACTGTATTTTACGGATTTATTAATAAATATTGGTAATAATATTGATAATAATAATATTGGTAATAATAATATTGGTAATAATAATATTGGTAATAATAATATTGATAATAATAAATAATTGGGAAAAAGTAATAAACACATATTATTAATATTAATATAATATTAACATCATGAATATAATACTAACAACAGAACAATACGACGAAAATTTCGTTTATTTTTGCGATCCAATTAAAAACAACATCATGAACGATGGTTACTTCATTCGAATCATTTATTCAACGCCGATTTTCATCTTAAATGGAATTTATCTATCTATTAATATTAATCACCTAACAATAGAAAAGTATTACAACAAATTTAAATGCTGTTTTGATGTAAATGTGTATAAGGAAATGATTGAAACGCTACAAACACTGGAGACCAATCTCATTAAAAAGGTTAATATTAAGGGGAAAATCCCGCAATATAAAATATACGAGCAGATGAAAAATGGTCACCTTAAAATATTTTCAGAAAACATCGATAAAATAAATAATACATTTTTGTTAAAAATAGCGGGTATTTGGGAAACCGACATGTATTATGGTCTCACTTATAAATTTATTAAATTGTAATTTGTATTGTAATTTGTTAGCGTTTAACAATCTGTCACATAATATTTAAGCACAATATGAACAGTTATTACCGAAAGCAATGATAGCAATCCTAATAATCTTATTATTGAAGCCATTTTTTTTGGTAAATATAAATTGGTCGCTGTTATTTCTTTAAATATTAAGGATATTTGTAAAATAATTAGCACGCTCGCCAGATTTATAAATGAAGTATAGTAATCCGATACTTGTCCTTGTGTTATTTTATCATAATGTCTAAATAATATCATCATAATCATGAAAATAATCGACAATATAGGCACAAATGGAAAAACAATTTGGATTATTTTTGAGAATTTTGAATTGTCGTTTGGGTCTATTTTTATGCGACTACATGAAATCATTGCTTTGAATAATAACATAATAAATGCTACTATGTAACCCAAACGGAATGCTTTAACGGAACCTTCGTCTGTCTTTCCCATAGATACTAGAATTAACCCAAGCGAGAAAACGGCAGCAAAAATTAAACCATAATTTACTCTATTATATGCCGGTTCATCTAACATTTCATTCATTTGATTTATAAATATTATGTATATTATTTATTATACACATAATATTCGATATCTTTATCTTTATCGATATCTTTGTCTTTGTCATTGTCTTTGTCTTTGTCCTTGTCCTTACACCCTTTTCGAATCAATCCGGGTCTTTAACTCGTCAATTTCTTCCCGCATTTTCTGGATTTGATAAACTAACAAAGGCACAAGTTCTAAATAATTAATCGCCTTCAAATTTGCTACATCCTTATCTATCTTTGTTACTACCAATTCAGGAAAATGCTTCTCAAATTCTTGAGCGATGAAACCGTAATGCGTCTTTTTATACATATCCGATTTAAATACAAACTGAGTTGCTCTCAGTTTTGTTAGTTTGATTGAAATATCCTCGTCTAAATTTTCTATATTGTCTTTTAGATAGATATCCGATGGATTTACTATAATTCCATCTACATATAAGTTGCCAGGAATATATACATTGTCGTTTTGCGGCGATGCCGGGGTGATTGCTTTTATTGGCGGCGTTGTTGTTGGTAAGCAATTATTTACTCCATAGGTTATTGTTTTCCACAACGATGTAGGTGGGCCTGATATAAAATTTTTTATATATGCGGTGTTATTTGGCTGCGTTCCGTTATAATTTGCTCCCTGTTGCATTATATATACCTAAATTATTATTGTTTTATTGTTTTATTGTTTTATTGTTTTATTGTTTTATTGTTTTATTGTTTTATTGTTTTAT